TATATTGAGATTAACTAACTGCGCGGATTACCCAGCCTGTGAAATACTTTTTAGATGCCGGGCGTTTGGCAATAATTTGAATGTACCGCCGAATTTTCTCAACTGCGAATGCAGCAATGAAGTGATCCGGATTGAACTGGTTAATTGCTGTAAGCGTATTGGATCCTATTGAACCGTCAACGTCTGCTCCAACAACTTTTTGCGCCAATTCGATGCTTGTTCCGATACCGGCGTTGATGGCAAAATCAACAATACTTTCGGCAACCGACTGATTCACGATCGAATCTCCTTTAATTTTTGACCAGAAATTTTGATAGTAAAATGATTTTACTTCATACTGAAGCTGTTGGTCTATCTCAATTTCATCAGGAGCTATTGTAGCTCTCGGAAAAGATCCCTGCTTTTTTAGTATGTCAATAATGTCCCACCCAAGCCATTCGGGCCACATTTTGCGGGCGATTCCTTTGTATGTTTCGCCACCCGGATCGTCTGGGTCGTTCACATATCCACCCTCATTCTGCAGGATCAGATTCAAAGCTTCGTTGAAATTTGCCATTGCGACGGATTTTACAAATTGATATGTAGATTGTCAGGATCCCGACAACTAGCGAAATGATAAATGCGGAGGCTTGAAGCCAAAATGTGATTTCATCCTGCGTTGCTTTATCCAGGTGGAGCACTGATCCGAATAAAAAAGTCAGAATTGTTCCAAATGCTCCGGCTTTCGGTGAGTCTTTCATGCCGTTTTTATTTCAAACATACCTCCACATTCTAATTAACGAAAGGACAAAAAAAAGGCAGAAGGAGGATTTCCTTCTGCCCATTATCACCCGCCACAATCCTTCTAGTAAAGAAATAATTTTGTAAAAAAGGTGTTCACATTCAGGTAGCTCCATGCCGCTTCAGGTACATGCACATCGGCATTGTATTTGGCAATTTTGGTGTAATCGGAGCTGTCTTTCACGCTGATGTAGGCGTATTTAGTACCATCGAAACAGGCGCCACCGGCATTCTTGATTCCCGCAGGCGTGATGCTTCCTCCAAATACTCCCGGATCGTAACTCCAGATGCATTCGCCTGCATCGTTGCAAATAAACAGCAGCACGTCGGCCAACAACGGAAGCATGGCGCGAACACGTTGCCTTTTTGCGCCATCTAGTCCAAACCGGGTGAATTGTGTCGGATTACTTTTATCCGATTTCAGCATGTCGTCGTTTACTTCAGCCGTGCGGATGTAATTTTGCGTTTGTGCGATCGCAATAAATTCAGCATCGATATCGGCCAATTGGCTCCACATGCTTGCCATGTTGTTGGTGCGGAATACTTCGCCATCGCTGGTGCATCCGTAATAATAGCCCGAGAAATATAGGAAGTCGCGCAAATGACCGGTTCCGTGATCGAACGTGGCGGTTTGTACGGCCTGATTACTGGCATAAGCGTCGAAGGTGGCATGATACGGCTGCGCCCAGGCTACCGATCCATTTGCACGGCCAATCAGGATTGTTCCGTTACAAATACCGATTCCGGATACATCGTCGACACCTGCAAAAATCTGGATGGTTTTGTACCGGATATTGTCCATGTCAGCCAGATTGCAAACGTGCAACTGACCGTTATTTCCTCCAACGAATAGAAGTTTATCAGCTTGATCGTAAGCGATACAGGTATGTGCAGCATACGCGGCAGTGTAGATATCGCCAAAAACTGGCATAGGTCGCTGTAATCCCTGAGCATCGACCAGGATCGGCCATCCGCTTTCGGTTACCCCAACGAACTTAGGCGTGAAAACTGATCCAATGTGTTCGCCACTGCCATCAACGGTGCCGGTTGACGGATCAAAAACATTGTCCTCGTTCTTGAAAGCGGTGATTGTTACATCAACAAAATCAGAATTATTTGCCCTAACTTCCATTTCCTTGATGAAAAACGAGCCGTCACGATCTAAAAAAGGAATGTAGATTTCATTCAACACTTTGTAAAAGATATTGCCGGGAAAACGGAAGTCAGCAATGACCGGCAAAGCATTAGCATAAAACGGAGCTGTACGACGATAGCGGTTTGCAACCAGGCTTTTCCAATCAATTTCCAGTCCGCTCGAAGCGACTGAACCCCCTGTGTTGTTGCCGTTATAGAACATCAACCGCGGGCTGAAATTCTCGGTGTATTGCGAAAATTGCGCGTTATTCCCACGCTGATAGGCTATCGGATAGCCGGTTTTGTGCATTCGCAACGTTGAAAATTTAGTCTCAATGTCTTCGCTATTATCACCGGATGGATTGTACCTATAATCCTGAATATCGATGGTAAGCGGAGCCCACATGAGTACATCGCCATCGTCGATGGTTTCCTGACGATACTCGTAATACATTTTTTCGGAGGTAACCAGGCGAATTTTACCAATCGGAGGTTCGACAATTGCAGCCAGATCAGCAAATACTTCAACCGGATCATCGATATCTTCTTCTCTGGAGCTGATATCGGTAAAGTTTTCATTAAACTCCTGATCATCCTGGTCGTGATTAAATTTGAATTTCAGGCAAAGGTTTTGGCGGGTATCGGGTAACCAGCGGCTAACTCTATATTTCGACAAATCAAACGGCTCCATGTCAAACAGGCTTTCCCGGTCGATATTGTCCACATCATTAATTCCGGAGAAGTGGAAAAAGGTATTGGTCAGGTTCTGAACCGACAAAAGCAGCTCGTTGAGTTTGAGCTTGGGCAAAAGCTTCTTTAGTCTGAACTTGTCGGTATCCCATGCCATTTCATCTACCCTGCGGATCTCAACCGTTTGGAGCTCACCGGCCGGTATATTTTCATCGTGATAAGGATTGAACAGTATTGACGTAATTACCGTGAAAACTTCAGCCTGGCAAATGGATACATTGTTATACAAACACAATGTTTTCAGGTCATCATCACTCCTCAGAAAATTGTTTCGCATGAAGAATTTATTTTCCTGAAGAATTTCAGAAATCAGCCGGTGCAAAAACGGGAACGGGCTGACAACAACGGCGCCTTCGGTCTTCAGAAAAATGCCGGTGTGATATCCGTGGTTGATCACTTCAGCATTCGAGTCAGTTTTCACGCCCTCCGGATCGAAAGCATTCACCATAAATTCGACGGTTTCATCAAATTTACGGGTCAATATTTCGCGCTCCGAATCTTCTACTTTCGTAGTGCCGTCTGATTGTACTACCGGTTTTTTCCACGGCTCGGTATCGCCTTTATCTACCCAAAAACCGGCATTGTGCAAGCGAATTGTGCAGTACAAATCAGCATCCGGATCGTAGTTAAGTTTATTCTGAAACGTTAGTTCACCCAACAAATCGTGATCGCCAATCAATTTTTCCTGCTGTGCATCGCTCAGGCTTCTCAATTCGCTCTGTATGTAACCAGAATAACCTTTTTCGGTTGGTTTGGTGATGACCAGTGTTCCAAAAATGTATAAATAACCTCTCCAGCGCAATTCAGCCCTGGGGAACTTCCGGTCGTTCGACTTTGCCATCTTGGCGAACCGACCGGGAAAACCTAAATAATTCCGATTGACATCGTTATCCGGAATGGTCACATCCAAACAAAGCGGACCAGGTATTTCATTGAAACACCAGCATGGGTTTTTATACAGCAATGGAACCCCGAAATCGGGATCAAGTATCAATTGGTGAGTGTCGATGGTGAGTGTGAACATGGGAAAAAGAGTTATAAATTATGAGTTATTAGTTATGAGTTGAAGACGGTCATTCATTTTTTACAAATTCCAACCACAACCCGTAAGCGGTATTTAGGAAGTAATCGACACCTCCGTTCGTGAGACTTAGTTGGTATTGATATCTGGCTTGTTTTTCCCAATATTGCCCGAAAATTCGCGGATGGTTGTATAATTTCTTCCAGTCCGTTGAGTCATTATTACAAGCAAAACCATGATTTTTCAGGTAGGTGATAATTTGCTGTTTTCGGGCTGCATTGGCGGTTGCCTGTTTGGCTTCATCTGATACCCGGTTGGCTTCGATTTCTTTTGCGGCCAGAATTTTAAGACGGTAATGTTCTGCAACAAACGCATTCTTTTGCGTAGCCGTCATACCTGTCCAATTGGTGGTTATAAACGCATCTTCGTAGGTTTTCAGTGCATCTTGTGCCGTTGTTGTTTGTGCCTGTGATACGAGCGCAATGAGCGCGAAGAGTATCGAAAAAAGTAATGTTTTCATAGTTGTATGTTTTAAAAGAATCCTAAATCTGCTGATTGTTTATTTTTCAATTGAGCCGGTGACCATGCCCTATCTTCAAAAATAATATCACTCAACAGCCCTCCAAAACTTAGATTTGATGAGTTTGAGCGCCTTCCAAAATATAGATTAATAGCATTTGTCACCGTTCCTGATGATAGATCTGTATTAGTTGAATATCCGGGATAACCAGTTACATATGCAGTTAGTGTGCTTCCGGATTTTACAAAAGCAAAAAATGACCACTTAGCATCGACCCATGCCGAATATATATCCTTAGACGTGCTGGTATTATTACGAAACATTGCAATACTATGGTCAGATGTAAATGCCCTTACATCAAAAGGATAAGGAGTTCCAGTCGTTTTAGAAATAACATACTGTTCTCCTGTTTTAGTTATTTTCATCCATCCTGTAATCGTAAAGTTCTGACTTAACCCCCAATTATAAGGCGTTGCACTATTGGCAACCTGAATATATGATGTTGTTCCGTTGAATATTGCAGCTCCATGAATCTTTCCTCCGGTCGTTGTATAGGTGACATTTGAATCTGTACCATTAAGCGCATTGGTTCCGACATCAGTACTGTTACCGTTAAATCGGTAGTAGCCTTTAACTCCCGACTGCCCAAATGCTAGAGTCGAGTAAAAAATGATCAGCATAAATAGTAGTTTTTTCATGGTTAAAAAGCTGTAAAAATTGATTGTGGCACAATGTAAAGTTTAGCATGAAGATTGGCAGCTTTATTGGTTGCTCCCGCCGAACTCATAATGCGCAAACTAACTGTTTCCGCAGCACTGATTGTATTGGTGGTTGGTCGCTGGCTTCTTAATACCGTATTGGTTGTCATGTCCGGCGCAGAAGAAAATAAAGCCGTGGTATTCTTGTAAATATTGATCGTTAGTGCCGCTCCTGTTCCGGCTGCTGCCGTCTGAACAGAAAAGTCAACAGGCAAAAGATAACTGGACGTTGGAATATCGGCATAGAACATCCCCTGAGAATATGAAGCATCAGCAATACACTCACCAGGAGACCAAACAGGACAATAATAATCAGTAATCTTTCGGTTGTAGACTATCTTAAAATCCTTATCTCCTGAAGCTAAATCCGTATCAGTAACGACATTCACCGTAATTGTTCCGCTTGAATTGGTAGCTGTTTTAACGTATCCTATTCGTCGAGTTGTTCCGGCAGCATCAGTACAAGTAAATAGCGACATTTCAACCAATTTTGCATCGGTATCTGTGCCACTGAAGGTAAAAGTCGTGGCACTGGCATAGGTTCCGGTTATGCTGCTCCATATTCCGGACGTGCCTCCACCACTTGAAGCAATGGTAATACTTCCGGCTGTTTTGGTAAAGGTAACGTTTGCACCAGCCTTTATATCGATGGTTTTGGCTGCGCTGTTGTTGTAAGTATATAAATCAGTACCTTCAGTTGTGCCCGTATCGAATTTGATTGTTTGAGCATAGGTTAATGCACCCCCACTACCTCCTTCAATATTGATGGTATCCTGAATCGTCCCGCATGGGTCTGTTAGGCTTAATATTTTAGTTACCGGATCGAAAGTCATTGATGTATTACATGAATTTCCAGAAGCAGCAACTCCCCACCTGGTTGTATCTGCCGGTGTGATCTCGGTTTTCTTCCAAAACTCAGAGGTTGATATTGAATCGGCTTTCAGATAGTTGATAAAATCGGCTTCAGTTCCGGCATTTCCCTGCAAATAAAATTTCACTTTAAGCGATTGGTCGGTAGGAATTGAAACGCCACCCCACTTCACTTCAGTATCGTAACTGTCACCAATAATGCTATCCATATCGTCCTTTGAAAAACCGGATAATACGGCATTGGTTGAGCCATTAAGCAACTCCGCACGCAAGCCACCAATAGCTACATTTGCATTAATATGAAGTCCAGTTGTCGGGGTAAAAGCTTTAGTAGTTACCGTTCCTTCGCCGCTTACTTCTCCAATTCGCTTATATCCGATAGTGGCAAGTCCTATTTTTGATTCATCGGTTGATGAATGAATTCCGGCATAGCCATTATAATAATGTAGCCACGTATTTCCTTCCTTTATTAAAGATTTACCACCCATTACCATTCCATCTTCCCATGAGTTTGCTGCTCCAAGTGGTATCCAGTTCGATTTTTTCAGCGTCCATGACAAACCATCACGAGAAATATATAAATCGTCGTAAATAAGCCGGGTAGTTGAGTTGTAGTTCGAAACAACGCCGTAATAAATATCATCAACAATCTCAATACCTATGCTGTATTTCTGGTCGGTTGTAAGCGTGCTGTTTAAAATAATCCCCTGATCTGTCCATGTACTTTCAATGTCGGTATTGTCCGAAATCCAAACACCAATAGCTCTTTTATCAGCGGGAAAATGGCCGCTATTGTAATAAGCCATCCATCGTCCGTCGGGTCGTTTTACGATTTCTTTCACTTCAGAATAAACGCTTCCCGATCGTGTCAATGCCTTAATGTACGTCCATGAAATACCATCGGCAGATTTATACAGGTAAACCGATCCGGGAGCAGTATCGCCCACGCGCTGTTCCAATGTCATTACATATTTCCGGTCAGCGGCTCCATCAGGATCGTAAACTACCGAAGGGTTAAAGCTCCCTAAGCCTAATAAAATGTTGTTATTTGTGTTGCCTCCGTATGAAACAAGATTTACGATTGGCTTTGACCAGTTAATGCCATCGGTTGAAGTGGCGTAACACAAGTAAAAAGGCCACGGCGCTGATGTTGCATAGCCGATACCGGCATACCACATATAATAAGTAGAACCTATTTTAAGGGTGGTGTTATAATTTTTCCAGTAATCCCACGTTCCATGAGTTCCTGAAACTTCGAATATTGGATTACTTACCGATTTAACGGGGCTGTTAATGCCATAATTTACCCCTGAAGAAGAATCTACATAATAAGTATCGACAAACTGATCGGATTGAGAACCTGCAGAATACGAATATAGTATAGAACCTTTTTTCCAGATTTCGTAAGCAGATAGCCCATTGCTGCCAACTGTTCCGTTGGTACCATTAATGCCGTCAACGCCGTTGGTACCGTTCGTTCCGTTGCATACATACTTGGTAAGCGATCCGTTTATTTCTCCGGCATCTAAAACGCCGTTATTGTTTGCATCTAAACCATATTCTATTTTTGTGCCGCCATTGGTGCAATTAGCCCCGGCAGCTTCTGTGGTGGTTTTAGCGAGTGTGTTAAGACCATTTGTGCCGTTTGTGCCGTTGGCACCATCTGCACCGTCAGCTCCGTTTGTTCCGTTGCTTCCATCAACTCCATCAGCACCAACCAATGAGGCCAGCCATGCCGCTTCGTCGCCAACAAACCCGTTTGCAACGGCAACTTCATACGCTGATTTTCCATCAAGGCCGTTAATACCGTTTACTCCTGAATCGCCTTTAATCGTAGCGGTGTGATCAATCACATATTGCTGAAGTCCGGCAATGCTTGATGTGTCGGGTGCAATTTTTACTTTGTGTAAAATACCGGCTTCAACGATTTTTAACGAATCATTTTCGTAGATCATTGAAGTAATTAACTCGTTGGTCTTTACCGTGTCCAAATCGTTAACCAAATGCCGGTTCAGTTTGGTATAAAGTATTGTACTGTCGCGGTTGTAGGCATTGGTGATAAGCTTAATACCTCCAAGAGCATCGGTGGCCACCAATTTTACGGATGTTACTCCAGTTGAACTGAGGCGTGTTACCTGAATTGGTACCAACTGCTCGTAACGTATCTTTCCGGCATCAGGCGGAAGCATGAAGGCCAGTAAAGGAATCAGAAAAATGAGAAAAAAGGTAAATCGTTTCATGTTGTATATTTTAATATTCGTAATCACAGATAATTTGGTCGTTGGTGAATGGCGCAATCAGGAAGGTTATAACTGATCCTGAAATGGTGTAGTGCGTCGTGGGTATCTGGCGCACCCCATTGAGGTAAACCTTCGCTTTTTCGTCGGTGGGCGCACGGGCCAGGGTGAAGTCAACATTTACATCGTTAATGGCTCCGGCCGGTGTTTCGTTGTAAGCGCGTCCGGAATCTGATGAAGTGATGTAATCGACTAGTAAAGTATCTCCGGTAAATGGCGCTTCAAGCAGAGTGATTGTATCTCCGTAAATGGTATATTTTGATGCGTGTAGCAAAACCCCGTTCAGAAAAGCATTTAATGAAGTTGGCTCCGGAATCTCGGTCATTGTGAAGACTGTATTCACATCGTTAATATCTCCTGAAGGGATTTCGGTAATGGCGACATCAGCTTTCCATGCTTCGTAAAAAACCTGAACAACATCACCAGGATAAGGAGCTTCATTCAAGGTTACAGTATTGCCATTAACTGTGTATGTTGAGTAATGCTGACGAATTCCATTGAGATAAACGCGGACTGATGAAGCTGCCGGATTCTGCCCCAGATAAACAATTGTAGTATTGTTGTTGGTGATGTTGGTTATTTCGTTGTAGGTGTTGTTGACGATGTTGGTGATGTTGGTAGGACCTTCCCATACTTTCCCTTCATCAATTTCAACCAGCAAACCATCGGCGGTACCGGTGCCAATCATTTGGCGGTAATTTCCAATCGACCACACTTCAGGATTGGTTTGTACAAACACGGCTCCAGCAGTGGTAATGCTTAAAAAATAGGTTTTGCCAATAATGTAATCACCGGGAATAATTCCTTCCTGCAGGAAAATGAAATTGTCTTCATCGATAATGTCACAAACTACGGCAGTTGCTTTGGCATTCGCTTCGGTATTGGCTCTTGCTTTTACCCAAAGCGGATCGGCCGGTTTAATTACGTCGCCAGGGATGAACCCGTGCGCGGCCTGATAAACAGAATAGACTTTTGCACGAGGGCGCCACAACCTCCGGATGATTTCGGATAGCTGGATGTAGGTAACCGGGTTTCCCTTTCCTACCGTGCGAATGGTCTTCAATAGCAGGCGAATTTCGTCCATGGCCTAGAAGTGATTATTTGAATGCGCTTCGACTAATACCAACTCCAGCTCGTCATTGATGACCAGATCGCGCATGGTATTGGTCAATTCAAACTCACCACGCTCCAGGTTTACCGGGATAACGCGACCATTCCAAACCAGCCACCTGAAACGTGAATAGATGAAATCCTGAAGGGCTTCCATCTCGGAAACATTCAGCCGGTTGCCCGGGAAGATGGACCATTTCCGTGATCCGGATGATTTAGTCTCGATAACTGACCGATCGCGCGTGGTGGCATTGCGATCAAGTGTCTGAATTCCGGTTTCACCTTCGGTATTGAGCATTAACTTGATTGCTCCGGTAAACCAATGATCGTCGATTCCGGCCAGTGAATTGGCAGAAAACAGAAATGTGTTGTTCTCGTAATATTTGGAGTCAATAATAAACGTGCGGCGTTCGCCCACCTGAGTCTCACCATCGAATTGGTAAACGGCAAATTGTTTGGCATCTGCCGGCAATCCCAATTTTGCAGGATCCAGCACAAATTCATAAAGGCCGTCAGGATCCAGCGTGATTTCGAAAGTCAGTGGAGTAACAGTATCATCAGCGCCGGTATATTCCACTACAAGCGACCGGGTTACCGGTTCGGTTTCTGGAAGCAGGTACCATAAACGTACTGGCTGCATATATGAAATGCGCTGGAAGTTTGGCCGGTGGGTCAGGAATTTGTTTCCCTGAATAAAGTCGGTGTAAAAGTTGGTGGCGGCTTCGTTGTATTGTGCCTGCCTGTCCTGGCTCATGCCTCCCTTCAGTATCCGGATTGATACGGCAGCGGCAATATCTTGCCACAGTTCAATCTTCTTGCCAAATGTTTCACTGGCCAATACATTATCGATGTAGCTGGATCCGGCTAAAATATCAATATCAAACGCCCGGAGCGGATGTTTGATGGCAATGGGTTCGCCATACGGATGGGTGAAATCGTACTTGGTTGGTGCATCGAGGTATTCAGAGAAATCGAAGATGGCTTTACCACTGCCGACAACTGCAGGAACCAACGGCAACCATGGCCGTGAATCGATGAACGGGCCACCGGCAACAGCTCCATCGGTGCTGATGGCTTTGAGCAATGCCCTGGGCGATTCGCCTTTGATGTCGTCGTTGGTCACTTCAATTTCAACCCGTGTTCCGGAGAGCTGAACGATACCGCCGTATATGCTGTGATTGATTGCCATGACTGAAGGATTGAATTACTGATTTACTGAACCGAAGATAGAGCGCGGGGTGCGGTGGAGAAAGGACAGAAAAAGAAGTTGGGAGTGCCTATAATTCGAAGTGCCTAGAGTTGAAAGAACGTTGCTTTCAACTCTAGGCACTCTAGTTGCACTTTAGGCACTTCGAACTATTGTTTCTTGAATCCTCCCATTCCGGTCTGATCGATCAGGTCTGAGATTTCGTCCAATTCTTTTTTGAATGGCACAATCGGGAATTGAACTCCATTTTTAACCAGGACGGCCACAGCTCGGGACATGTTGTTGATGGCGGCGGTGAGCTCGGGATCGCGGGTGGAGCCGGGAATGACGACTGGTGAAGTGGAGGCAGCTGATGCGGATCCGGATGAAGTAAAGGTTTCGCTTTGCCTGCCTTGAGTGGTAGTTCGACTTAAGCTTACACCACTAACTGCATCAACAAAGTTGCGGGTTGTACCGTTACGCTGGGCAGCATCGAGAGCAGCAAAAAAGGCCGGATTTTCACGGACAGACTTTGCATTTGCAAACCACTCGTTAGCATGGTAAACGCCTTTAACTTCATTGTCATCGGTAGAAGAACCGGTAAATCCACCTGATTTTTTGGAACCGCCAGCAACCTGCGCAATCGCCTGAGCGGCAATAATTCCTGTATTTATTCCAGCGTTTAGTAATGCCTTGGGCTGCATTACTGCGGCCCAAGCAGTACCGGCGACCCCGAAACTAACTAAATTCATTGCGGCAGCTGTAGCAGCAATAGCAGAAGACTCCCTTGCATAATTGATCCATACCTGGGCAATTGCTGCTGCTTTTTCTATTGCGAAAAAAGCAATCTGGGCGGCTGATCCCTGCTCGAACATTGAGGACATTGCTCCAGCGATTTGTTCCATTCCGCCAATCTGCGTATCGGTTAGTTCCCTGCGGGCTTGTTCTATGGCTTTTTCATTGTCAAAAGCCTGCTTTTTAATTTTTAATTGCTCATTGGTTTTTTCGATTAGATAAGCTGTCCATTCGTCAATCGAATGTTTTTTCGAAGCAAATTCTATATCTTCCGCAGCAACCATCGAGGCAGGATCAATACCCATGTCTGCCGAAGAGAGATCAGGTGCACTGTAATTTTTATCGTTTTCAGCATATACTTTCAGCATTTCATCGTTAAACTCTTTCTGAGCCTGAATTCGCTTTTCGTTAATTTGCCTGTCAATATCAACCGTACTTTGACCATGTTCTGCAAGAATTGACTGTTTTTTTAACAGGAATTGAACATCCAGTAATTCCTGCTCAGCTTTGAATTTAGCATCAGTCATTCCTTCAGTGGTATATTTAGTTGCAAGCAGCGACATTTCGTGATTCTGAAAAGCTTCAATGTCGGCAATGGCTTTATCGGAAGCCTCCTTTCTTGCTTTAGCTGCTTTGTTTTCAAGTTTTTGACCGTTTTCTTCTTCTCCAGCCAGAAGAGAATTGACCTGGGTGATTATCTTCTTAACATTTTCTTTTCCTGATACGCCCGCCTCCTGAAGTTTTACATAGGCGCCAATCATCTTATCCAGCTGCTCATCGGTTGTACGACCTGTCGAGCGTATTTGGTCGGCATAAAGTTTGTCGGCTGCAGTTGTCGCATCCATTAATTCTTTAAGCCGGATCATCTCCGGAGTATCTTTCAGGGCAACCATTGTTCCGCCACCCATGTTTCCGCCTCCCACAACAGCAACATTTGCTTTTTTAAGTTTTTCGTACTGATCAAGCTGATCGTTATATGCATTTGCCCGTATTTTCGATTCACTATCTAAATCTCGCGTAATATTTATTAACTGATCTTTGCTCAATTTGGTCTGAAACGCTGTTAGTTTAGCTTCATTGTCATATACTTCCTGTGCAAGTTTTATACGATCAGCCGTTAACCCCTCCTCCAGTGCAATACGTTCTTTACCTGCCTTAATGCGTTCATCTTTATTCAAAAGACGGTTTCTGAGTTTAATTTCAAGATCCATTTCAGTTTTCTTTGATTCTGCCTCACGTACACTTATCGAGCGGGTTTTATCTTCAATATCATCGATTGTATTAATATATTCTTCTCCGAGTCGGATAGCTTCGCGCATACGGTCTGAAAAATTACTCCAGTCGCCAGTAGCAATAGTTCTCCAAAATTCGTTCATGCCCTCATTTAACCCATTAGTCATAGCATCCCAATCTTTAGAAAAATCGTCGGTACTATTTTTAATTTTTCCCAAAGCGGCAACAGCTCCGGCAACAATTGCAGCAAAACCAAAGGCCGGTAATAATCCGCCAGCCACTCCCCGTAATTCGTCCAGAACTCCTTTTGTTTCGTTTGTTTTTCCCTTCAAATTACCCATCTGGGTAGTGACCTGCTTCAATTCGGTTTCCAGTCGAGCGTATTCTTCCGGGTTGGCTGCTTTGCTCATATCGGCTAGGGTTGACCGGAGTTCATTGGCTCGTTTGCTCAACATGCCACTGCTCATATAAGCAATGTCGAGCGTTTTGCTGAGTCCTTTCATTTCAAGATTGTTGGCAGCAACAGCAGATTTATTGCTTTTGAGCTGTGCTTCCATTTGCCGAAAAGTATCTGTATTCTTATCGCCACGAGCTGAAAGATGTGCCATTACCTTCTCCAGGTTCTCGTTTTCCTGCCGGAGTTTAGCGGTTTCTTTCTCCAGCTTGGTCAAACCGGCAAGGGTATCGCCATTGTTTTTGCTCTCGTTGATTTCGAGTATGAATTTCCGAACATCGTCTTGTATGGCCATGATTATTTGAGTTTATAACCTGCAGCCTGCAGGCGGTTGGTAATTGCTTCGTTTACCGATTGCGAAACACCGTACATCAATTGTTTGTAGAGATAACCGTAGATGAATCCCCAAACGATTTTGTTATAAATGGGCGTGTAGTTCTGCTTGAGCTTGCCAGAGCGCGAACGCTTCATATCGGCATAGCGGATGCCTTGCAGGTAGCTCATGGTAAGACGGACACCCATTCCCATGTTGGTAACGGCAAAGGGGCGCTGCTGCAGGTAACGGTAGAATTCACCCGAACGTTTGTTGGTTTGGGCAATACCTTGCTGCACCTGGTAGATATCGGTTGCCGTTTCGGTAGCCAGACCACGGATGAACTCACGATCGATAAGGGCTTTATTGTACTTTGCTGCAATCATAGCAGAAAAGTAGGAAATGAGGGGAAAGGAGAAAAGGACAAGTTAAGTGGCGTGGAGCAGAAGGCACGAAAAGGAAAAAGGAAGCCCCGCTGGATGGCGAGGCTTAAAACTAAAGAATAATTTGGGCCATGAATCTGGCATTTCAATTATAATGTAAGTTATTTAAGTTTCGTCTTCTAAGTTTTCGACAACAAATTTAAGCGGTGTGCACAGTCCTTTGATCAGGCGGACAGCACTATTATTATCCCAACATACAGATTCGCCTGATGGTAAAAGAATACGACTTGGTGTAATTGATGATGCATTCGATATTTCGAGGGCACAATTAACCGTTTCTAAAAGAGTGTTGGTGAAATCGAATACCAAATGATAAAGTCCGTTTTTGGTTTGTGGTTCGCCAGACTGATGTGGTATTATTTCCAGATCGTTTAAAAATTCATCGTGGGTAATGATCTTTTTTATGCAATAGTAATTAGCCAGCAGGGTGCCTTTTTCTCCCCATCGATAGCGCGTTCCACCAGGGAAAATAATTGTATCAGGGTCTTCCAGTTCATTGAGATTGGCAAATACAATAAAGCACATTTGTTCTAAATTGTCGGTAACTACCGTAACTGATTTGTGCCGGTACTCTAAAGTGTACTTGCTAAATGGCGGGATATAAAGGTTTCGGTGGGCAAGTAAATCCTCGTAGGTTTTACTCTTGTTTCTTTTTTTAGCCATTGATAATCTCCTTTACTGGTGTTTTAGGTTTACGATACCGGAGCGGAAAGGCAAGTAACGAACCGTCGGTAATCTCATATTTACGGCCTTCGTACTTATAGCTGTATACAAAATCGAAATCGACAAAATGGGCGTCTAACAGCGAACAGTAATCATCTTTGGTAATAATCAAATGATCGGCAACCAAAATGTTCAGTATCCGTGAGGCTTCTATAAAACGTTTGGTGAATTCTACATCGGCGTTTGAAGGGCGTAAATTACCCGAAGGATGGCTATGTGCAATGATAATACGTTGTGAGTTAAGGATTAGTGCAATAGACAGGATCAACTGAACATTAATACCAACAGAATTTAGATTCCCGGTACAAATGGTACGGAACCCAATCGCTTCACCCGAATTTGAAATATAAATGGCCCAAAAATGTTCCTGTATGCTGGCCGAATCCATGTCTGCGCTGTTTTTAATTACCTCGTAAGCATCTTTGGCGGTAACGATTTTAATGGTAGGCTTCGAAATTTCCTGGTATTTCAGTTGAATTTCGCTACAAGTCCAGTTAATGCATTCTTCCTCATGGAGTATTGCACGATTACGAAAATACTCATCCGTTTTTAAGTCAATTTGAGCGCCGGTTAATTCTTTATTTTTCATACTTTTGAAGTGTTAAATGTGAGTTTAATGAATCCCCCGGCAGGTGCTAGTAACACCTGAGCCCCGGGGGATTGTTGTTTTTATTTACTTAAATTGAAATTCAAGTTTGAATTGATCCATGGAAGACTTAAGTGCCTTTAGTCTTTTTTTCTCAGTTTCGGTTAACTTTCCTTCTAATGCAAGGAATTCTACAAACTCTGGATTGTTTTTCAATAGTTGTTTGCGTTTCAATTCAACTGCTTTTTCAGCCGCTAATTTCTCATAAGTAGCTGCTTTTACTTCACGATAATGACCAAGTATTATTTTATCGATTTTTTTCCATACCCAAACTTTAAATCTCGCATCGAGCCAACCTGCAAATTCAAGAGCTAAAAATCGGTGCATCCATGTACCATTTTGTCCTCTTGTTTGTATTATTTGATCGCGGGTAATAGGTTCTGAATTTCCACCGTTTGGTGGAAATTCATCGGTACTTTTAAGATCAGAATCATCTCCAATTTTTAATAACTCAAGGTCTTCATTTAAGGATTCAATTAAAGCATCAATGAACTCTTGGACATGCTCAGCTTTCAAAAAAACGTCTATTCTTTTTCCAAAAGCTTTAGCCATTTCTGTTGCATTTACCATCACATCGTCATTTCCAGTTGGGTTAAAACTGATGGTATTTTCTTTGTAAATAAATTCCAGAATGTTCATAATTTAAGGTTTTAATGCTTGTTTTAGTTTTTCTATTATTACAGCCTGATTGTCGATAATGATATTGTTTTGCTTATTCATTTCTTCATAGGCTCCATGAATATCATCAGCAAGTCTGTTCACTTCATCCAGCTTCCACTGGAAGAATTCCAAATAGGTTTCGAGGTGAATGGCTAAGGCCGTGTAAACCTCATGCTTATTCATAAACTCAACCATACCAACAGGCAACCAGTAAATTAAACCCAAAGCATGGGTTAACTGGATAACATCTTTTGTTCCAACTTCGGGTAAGTCCATTTGCTTGACCGAAGTAAACCAGTGCTGATCTTCTTTGATGTATTGAATTACATCTTCAACGAATTCAACTTGCATTGCTTCCAGAAGCTCAGCTAAAACAATGAATTGAATTTTGTCTTTGTAGGCCATTAGCTTAAACTGGCAGGGTGCTTTAATCTCAATTACTTCCATTTCGAAATGTTTTAAAATTTGTACATACAAATATATGTCATTATATATTATATAACCAAATATAATTGCAGCTTATTTTTATATATTATATATTTGTCGAATAAATATTTTAACCATGACTAAAACAGCTAGAGGAATCACCATCGATGATGAAATTTGGGAAGCCGCAAAGGTTCAGGCAGAAAAGGAGAATAGGACTTTAAGTAATTTTTTGGAAACGATACTGCGATTGTATCTGGAGGATAAAAAAGAAAAAGAAAAACCCGCTAAATGAGCGGGTTTTTCTTTTATATGATGCCGAGTAGCGAAAGTATTAGTATGACTATAATAATGATTAGTCCAGGTATTAGGTTTGGCTTAATTCTGTACTTCCAGATGTTTTTTGATAGATCGTCCATATTACCAATTATCTTCTTGTTTTTTCATTTTCACCTCCAGACTGTTCATTATTCCGTTGATTTTTGAATCAAAGTCATCAAAAAATTTCAAGTAACATTTATTGGCTTCAGCTGTAGTTTTTGCAAGCATTCTACCAATCCTTTGACCGGTTGGAGAGCCATGTTCAACTAACCAATCAGGATCACTGCCGTTTTTGAAATACTCTTTCTGGCTTAATAATTCAGTATACGATTTTTTTACTGTTGATGAGCCATCTGAAAAACTTGGGGCAATAAATATATCTACTATGTCACATTTATATTTAGACTCTTTTAATGAAACTATTACCGCAAAATCAACATTAAAATGTATCGTATATGGAATTTTTGCGAGTCCTGCAGTAAATGTTTCATCAATCAATGTTGAACCTTTCCCAATAAGTTTACCCGCGACAGGATCATCCATCTGTAGAACATTATTTGCCGACTTAAATGCCATAGCAAACCATTCGCGGGCTGTTACATAAAGCTTGTCTACTGATTTTCCGGGTACTTCTACAATTTTTGTATATTCCTGAGCGATTGAAAAGACAGGGAGAAATAGGAGGATGATAAATAACCTTTTCATTGAATTAGTTTTTTGGTTTATCCATGCAAGTTAAACCAATTTAACGAAATAAAAAAACGCAGGGCTGTGCAAGGTCACGAGATCTCGTGACCTTACGAAAGTCAGCTATAGCAATCCCACGCCACGCTTGGTCATAATCATGGTCCAGCCGGTGGAGTTATTGAGTTCGGGAGCAATAAACGGGATGGCCTGCAACGGAAATTCGAGATCTTTCAAAAGTTTTTCGCGGTCGGCCAGTTTGAAGTAATTACGGATTTGTCGGAGGTAATTGAGGGCCATATCCGGGATAACAATTTCTTCGGCCATGTCGGTTTCCGAGGTACTGATCGGGCGGGCAACGGTAGCAGCAATGTAAAACGAATTGGTCTCTATCTCGAACCGGTCTTTTGCGCCATCAATTTGGCCGTAATCGATAAGCAGGTAAAAATCGGAGAAGCTATCAATCACTTTACGGGCACGCTCTTCGTTGCTGGCAAAAACAAAATCCTTGATACCAGGTATCAGGTTCTTTTCTGTCAGGTTTTGAGCGCCTGATTTAAGCTGTGCGTAACCAGGAAAAGAAGATTCGCCACGGTTGAAGACTTTCATCACACCGGCATGATCAGGAAAGCGGGCAAACGATAAAAAGGCATCGTGAAGGATATTTTCTGACATGGTTAAATGATTTTTTTGATTTGATTAATTGTCAGGCCGGTTTCGGTTGCAATTTCTTCGATGGTTGATTTATTCGCGTTCATGAACTGTACCAAATCGATTATATTTTTTAGCAAAAGATCGAGGTAAACGATCAGGTTCTCGCTGCTCAATTCGTTAACCGAACCATATCCTTGTTTCGAAAGCATATAAATCGAATCGGCAACGCCAACTGACAATTTATTTTCGCGATTTTCGACTGCCTTACGCGACCAAATCATTGAATATCGGGTTTTATTCATCAGGAAGGCGAGAATAGCCTGAAAGTTTAGGAGTATGGCGAAAGAAACCCGTTCGGGCACCTGACTGATATATTTTTCGGAGTTAATTACATTTTTGAAGTACAAAATTCCGATCAACTGGCGAAGATTCTCCGGATCATGACTGGTGACGTATTCGTTATATACCATCGTAGCATCGATAAAATCGCGGGCAGTTAGCGAAGTTGATAATACCGATCCGGAAAGGTTGAACCGGTAACCAGGGAATGACTTTCCGGCAATGGTAATATTGGGTAACAGGTTTTTGGCAAAAACAGCATCGATAACGTAGCGGAATGCCAGTTTTGAAGCCCATCGATACTCCGGAAGATCGGGTAATTGATCGGGACTATTCTTTTGAAGATTTTCACGGATTTCGCGTGGCAAATGGCTGATTGATTTCCGTTCTCCAGTAGCCTTATCGAAGTACACGATCTCGAAAAAGAAATTGAACAAGTTTGCGGCCCGGTATATGTTTTCCCAGAATATGTCGTTTTGATTGTCACGACGGGTGATATCGATTTCGGCCATGTTGCAGAACCAGGTGGACCGGCATCCTAATGCGTTCGATTTTCCGGCCGAATAATCCATCAAGGCATCCACCAGCTGCAGAAACTGATTTTTACTAAGCTCTTCCCACCGATCGGGAAACTGGTAAGTATTTGCACCAAAATAGAGTGTTCTCATGACATCAGGAAATGTGAGTTTGACGAATCATTGATTTCTTCAGCAGGAATAAAGATGTTGGTAGATTCGCCTGCAGCCTGATCCGGGATTGCACGTTCCTGATCAACCAGACTCCAGTAAGTTTCAGATTTAGCATCGAAAATTTTGGATATTTCTGTTTTAACCCATTCTTCCTGCTTTCCATTTTTCTTTGATGTCTCGTTGTAGATGTCATTCCGCAGAGATCTAGGGAGATCCGGGTAATCGAATTGGCGAATAGCAGCTGCAGCCGTAGTATAGGCAACAGCCCGTTTGATATTGCGCTCAAGCTTTGGTTTATCGGTCCAGCTATCCGGAGTAATTTTACGAGATGCAATATGAACATCGATAGTTTCCAACTGCAGGGGAATGGTGAGCATGAAAAAATAAACTGAATCGCCCAGGGTACAATGCTTTGAAAAATCACCGGCAGTCTTTAAGATAAGTTCCTGGCGAAGTTTGTAGTAATCGGTTTCTTTCCAACCATCGAAACTGGCTTCATTTGCATCCATTACCGCCAGTAATTTATCCATATAAGTCCAGTAATTATCCAGGTAAGTTTCACGCATTTCCTGAATCTCTGATTTATAAAATGTGACCTGTTCCTTCTTTTTACCAACTACCTTGAAAATAAGATGATGATAATAGGTACGGTTTCCTATCGCACCCTGGAGATAAGCAATAGCAGATTTGAGTTTCTCATCCGCGCTGTTTTCTGCCATGGCTGTTTTCAATGCTGACCAAATGGTATCGGTTATCATTCCTTTGATTGTCGAAGAAGCCCGTTCGAAAGCGGCCTGCATTTCGGTTAATGTGGTGGATGCTTCTACGCCAGGAACAACTTCCTTGAATTCGTTGATATTGCTGAAAAAATCGAATGTACGGCTCATGCTGCTTTATTTTGAAGTTCCAATGATTTGGCCACGGCTGCGATCAGCGTCGCTGTGGCTGTATTTAATGAATTCTGAAGCCTATCGCTTGGCGGGGTATCTTCCTGACGTTTCGGAACATCGTTATATAATCCGCGCCTCCATCCGGCTTTGTATAAATCGGGATAGTTGATCCGGATCATGTCATTGAATGGCTTCATGCAGATTTCTTCAGCAATAGGAAGATTCATGTACAGGTAAATGATGTAATTGTAATACAGATCAGCTCCCGATTTGGAGATCACGCCGTCTTTGGTAATATTTGAAATGGATCCATCGATACCTTTCGCCTGGGTAAGCACATTGGCGGCTTCTTTGTGGTAATCCAACAGGCCGGTGATGTATTCCTTGTATTTGAGATCAATGGTTTCAAATTTCCAACGCTCTTCCTCTTTGTCGCCGGTACGGAATGAATAGGATACAAAAGCCTTGCCCTGATTTTCGGCTCCGGATAAATAAGCAATCAGTTTTTTTACTTCAGCATTCACATACAAAGTGAAAAGATGTTCGTGGTATTCTTCGCCAATCTCGATGCCATTGACTTTCAACAGGGTTTTGTTTTCGGTTTTCAGGCGCTGATTGATTTCACAATATTTGCCCAACATGATCCTTTTTGCTGCACACCAGGCTTCAGGAATGATCACGTGTACCTTTGCGGCCAGGGAGTGTTTAATGAATGAATTGATGTTTTTAGGAGTCAGGTTTGATCCAAGGATCCAATCACGGGTACCACGGTATAATTTGTTGGTACCGTAAATACTTCCCACTGAATCGGCTTTATAATGGCCTATCGATACATTGCTATTCAGGGCATTTGATAAAAGAAATTTAGCATACTTTTTAAACTTACGAACGGTACCGTAATTCCAGTTTCCAACAAGAACGGTATCAAAGTCTTTTTCTTCATAATCATCCTGAAAAACATTGATTTGCTTTTTCGATGCCAGGCGTGACCGCTTGTTCTCGACCAGTTCCATGCCACGGAATGGTAATGGAAGATTGAACTTTGTTCTGATCTTTGGCTCAAGCAACCGGCTAAGACTCATGAAATGCTTGGTATAGAACTCTTCGAAGTAATAAAACCTCCTGATGATGGCTTGAGTAAGTTCATTGGAAGATTTTAACCCGGATAGTTCCCAGTCGCCAAACATGTCATCCAACGTCTCATTCTTCGCCCACTTCCGGATGAGTTTGTGATCTGCATCAAAGTCCTCGATATAGTTCCGCGGACCTTTACCATACAGTATCTTGATCTGCTTCTCAATCAGTTCAGGCAATTGCCAGTTACCGGCTATAATTTCCTCGATATCTTCAGGCTCGTTGTTTAACGGACCTTTCAATAATACGGAGAATCCATCGACCTGCATTATAACCGGTCCATTATCGTACACCTTGTTGGATCCAAGCACTCCAGGAAGTAGAGAACTGTTCGAGCCTTCACCCAATTGAAATGTGATAATGTCGTGGCCTTCCTTTACCCAGCCAACCTGTCCTAAATTAGTTAGTTCCATTACTGTTTTTTTTGAACCATTCTACTTTGCGCAATTTATACTCTGGAGGAAATCCAATAAACCGAAGCAATACCCGGTGACATGTTTTAGGATCACCTTTTTCATCTGAGAATAGAAAGTAAGTATCACCATCTGCTTCCCATTTGTCCTGTGGCATTTGTGCCCTGGTCTTACAATTCTTTCTGACATCCAGTTTTGCAGATACCTGATCGAGTGCAAGGTCACAAGGATAGAAAGCAACGGTGAATGTTCCATCAGGAAGCTTCGAGACTTCCTGTGC